ACGAATAATTTTTGAGAGAACATCGCGGATCATTTTGCGCACCTTACATTAGAAGTTAAAGAATAATGAGGACCCCGCAAGCCCCGGGACCCCCCAAAACCAGAGGCGAAGATCACTTCACGCCGAACAGAACGACGAGCACAGACCAAAGCCTCATTTAAGAGTTTAGCATCTTTTTTAGAAAAAGGAAGAGAAAAATTTGAAGGAGCGGCCACACGTGGCCGATTAAGAGAGGGCCGTTGACGAGCAACAGGCCGAGACGACAAGAATGGAGTAGAAGTCAAAAGCCCAACCCGCCTTTGAGGAATAAATGAAAGAGATTTAGAATTAGAGCCACGGGACAGGGCAGAAACCCTAGTGAACAAGTCACGTCCGGAGCGATTAAGAGAGCGGGATTTTTGAGCTTTATTTTTTGACATTTTAGACCTCCATCTGTCATCTAACATAGTACACGACAAGACGAACGTGTACTAGCATTATTTTGCCCCGCCCCTTCCCCCCCCACGGGGGGGAACCACCCCCCCTATTACATAGGGGTAGAAAGTAAGAAGGGCGCCCCATGGGGCGCCCTAATCCGGTTTGCAGCTATTTTTTATATTTACTGCCACCCTGCCTTCTGCAGGTAGTATATGGGGCGCCCAACCGGAACCCACGCTCTGGACGGAAACTAAGTTTCCGAATCAGTAGAATCACCAGAAGATATTACAGCAGAGTCAGAAGGTTTGTCAACAACTTCTTTTTTGTTTTTTTCAAGAGCCGCACGAGCAGCTTTACGGGCCTCAATATCTGCAGCAACATGACGATTCAAATCCGCAACACGATCCTCGTATTTGGAAAACGGAAGATCAGGCGGATTTTCCCGAGCCTCTTCGAGGAGTTCATCATAAGCGGGATCGTCGTAGAAGCCTCCATCACCATCAGGATAACGAACCATGCGAGCAAGCTGTTGCTCAATGGTCATATAAGACAAATCAACACCAACAGCAAGAGGAGTCGGATCAAGTTTTTCCGAGCCATCCTCAGTAAGATTAGCATGACGATAACGATTAGCCGAAGCCGGAAAAGAAGGACGATTAAACATAGCGCACCTATAGGAGTGAAGGGTTAGCAATACGAGAAACCAACCGCCGAGCAGTAATATGATGTTTAGACATCACAAGAAGCTGGTCAGCAGCAGGAACTTGATAAATCCGATCAGTAGGATTCGAAGTAACGAAAGACGAGTTAAGCGCGGGATCAGTCGCAAACTTTCTGGCCATATGCCAGAAATCAAGAGTGCCGGCAAAGTCACCAGCAACCCTATTTTCGACACGCCTATATTCGTCATACCGATCTTGGAAGCCAAAGACACCCGCAGGAGTGGCATGATCAATTTTCAACTCACGATTATAGATAGCTTGTTGACCAAGATTCTGCAACTCAGGTTGAAAATAATCATACTTAGTACCACGCGACCAGAGCTTATGAAGCCCTTGGACATACTGCGTTTTAGGCCGGACAAGCATGATAGAGAGGACATAGCCATGTTCGGGAAAGAACTTCCGATACTTATTGGAACGCATAGCAGCAATCCCATGCCCTGCCATATTACCGACGCCTTCATCAGAAGAATCAACACCAGTTTGAAGAACTTCAGAGAATTGAATAGTTTGAGAGCCGCCGCCGAGATATTCCGGATCATTAAGGCGGCCATCTTGAGGCTGGATACCAAAACCAGCCAAGAGACGCTCAGAATAGGTAGAACCCCAACGAGACATATTCTCAACAAAACGTTGAATAGAGAGAGCAAGGCGGAGTTGTTCGACAGTGGCAGCGGTAGCATTAGAAAGGTCCGCAAAAATCTGAGGCTTCCAAGAACCGGCCGTAATACTATCAGTTTTAACAGCCAAATCTGGAGAGGCAGAAGAAAAAAGAGCATAGGAACTATAAGTATTTCCAACAGAACCAGTTTCCCGAACCGAGCCAACAGAACCAGCAGAAAGAGCAGATGGATCATAGGTGCCAATACCAGTAACAGGAGCCGAACCGGAAAGCGGAAGAGAAACAGCAGGGCCTTTTTGAGCAGTAGGACGGGCAGAAGTGAAATAATCTTTTTCCCAGCAACCATTTTGAAGAGCTGTGGAAGTCGAAGAATCAACCCCAGAAGCCTTAGACACAACTAAAGCAGTTTGCAAATCTTTGTCCCTATAGTGCTCATTATAAATAGTGGCATAAGCACGAAAAGGAAGAGCGGACACAGACTGAGCAGTACCATGAATGGGAACACCAAGATAATTAGCCAAGGAACCAGCCACAGTACTACCCAAAGATATAGAAGGAGCAACAGAAGCATCGAGACCATCTTGACCACCTGTAATAAATTTTTCCCAATCATCCCAAATTATACGGGTAGGGACAAACCAATGATGAATTTTAACATCAACCTTGTGCATAATAGGCGCGAGAAGGGGCTGAGTCCGAATCAATGCAGAAGTTGCATGAGCTATATTATCACCTGGCAGAACCTCAATAAGGCCACAGGGAATCATTTCCCCCTGATTACAAGTAAAATCAACCTCATGAGATAAATTGTGGATAGACGTTTTCATAGAGTTGTCCTTTCTTTCCGACGTTTAGAAGCATCGAACAATTCGAGCCTACGAGCAGTATTAAGAAGCTTTTGAGCATTGTCAAGCCGATACATATGTTCTAACGAAAATTCTTTGGAGGCCCCAAATTTAGCCGGTATAGCATCCTTCGAACGAGCAAGCATAAGAGACATTTCTTTTTTGTAGTTTTCATACCGTTCCTCTTTCAAACCATCCAAATCAAGATCATAAAATATACGAGACCTCATATAGCGATCTAAAGGCCACTGGCGACCATTATAACTAAAAGAATGCGGAATGTCACCAATATTATGAATGCGATCAACATGGAGACCAAGAGCAGCAACAACCTGATTTATAGCACCCTTCCCAATGCCTTGGGAAAAACGAGCATATTCAGGATAGCGACCATCAAGACGATCATCAGAAGCCTTTGTCATCTTCTTAACAGTATAGCCCGCAGTATATTGACAAGATTCGAGAGAGAGAGGACCCTCATAAGTAACACGACCATACGGCCAAGCAGTTTGAACCGAATCAATTACAGAAGAATCAACGCCCCACAAACAAAGGTGATAATGAGGACGAGAGAAACGTTCGCCATACTCACCAACGCCATAAAACCTAAACCGATCACAGCGGCCACGCAGCCGCTTTATAAAATTAGATAAATGATTAGGATCAAGAGTACCCAACGATTCACTTTCATAGACAACACCATCCTTATCATAAACTTCATGGGGCAAATGAGCATCATCATAAGATAAACCCCACCAAGAGTTCTTTTGATGAACCATAGTTTCAAGAACTAAGCGAAAAGTCCATTGCCGCCTCTTATTGAGACGGCAAGGGAAACAATGACCGCAGGAAACGAGACCTTCGACATTTTTTATATAGACAGGACGTTCACAGAGCATTAAATACGCCTCCCAATTTTTTGACGCATAACCCGCATGGTGCGGCGACGCTTGGAACCAAAAGAACGGCCACGACGACGAAAAGACATAAAAATCACCTCCTTTAACGAATTGGTGTAGTGTGAGAACGTTTATATTCCTTATAAGCCCGCCAATATTTTTTATAAGCTGGCTCGAAAGTATCCCAACGAGGCTTAATTGAGTCATAAAAGCCAGCTTTGACATTTTCAGGAATGAAATGCGTCAGATCAAAATAAGTTCCCAAAATTGAATCATCCGTAGAATTCTTAAACCGCTCAGAAGGAGCCAGACGGCGTTTACCGTTGAAATCAAAGAACTGACCCGATGGAGAAGTTCCAATCTCATTAGAACCATCATTAGCTACAATTTCCTTAGGGACCATCTTAATACCACCAGAAGGACCTTGAGAATAGGCAGGAGGAGAACCAACAGCATTTAACTGACGAAGTTGAGAAGCCTTGAACTGGTTTTCGATTAAAGAGCCGTCAAGATTGGCACGAGCTTGGGCCAGCTGAAGATCAACAAGTTGACGCTCAACAGGAGTTTGACGAGCTGAAACAGCGCGACCAATATTCTGGCCAAGATCAGAAAGAGTAGAGCCAAGAGGAGATCCAGCACCAACACCATCGCCAACCGGAGAAACAGAGCCGGCAGAATAGGTAGAGCCTAAAGCATAAAGCGGATGGATACCCGCAGCCGAAGCATCCGCCACACGATCCTGCAACGCAGTCTGATTGAGTTTACGCTGATAATCAAGTTGAAGCTGAAGCTCTGCCCCAATCCTTTTGTAACTTTTGTTTTTAGAACCACCTAAAAGCCCCCCTAGAAGGGACCCCCCCGCTGAAATCAGCGAGGGAGCCAAAGTTGAAAGCCAAGAAGAACCGGCAGCAGCAGTAGCAGCAGTTCCAGCAGCAGCGACCATTGCAGGTAAAACCATCACAACCACCTATGAATTAAATTGAGAACGAGGAGCCGCTTCGACCGGAACAATCCGAAGAGAAGAAGCCGGAGGATCAACCTTGTAGGGAATTTTGAACACCGAAAGGAAGAAACCCGACAACGCAACCGCAATCGCCGAACAAACCTCAGCAGTGAGGACACCCTCATAGCCATGAGAAGCCAAAACAGTACCAAGAATTGTTAACGAATAACGAATAATTTTTGAGAGAACATCGCGGATCATTTTGCGCACCTTACATTAGAAGTTAAAGAATAATGAGGACCCCGCAAGCCCCGGGACCCCCCAAAACCAGAGGCGAAGATCACTTCACG